CTGTTGCCCGCCGCCGAAGGAGGGGGTCAGGAACGAATCATCCTCAGCCGCGGCTGCGGTGCCCGTGCCGGTACCGGCACCGGCCGCGCCGGCGCCACCGAAGATGGAACCGATCGCCTTGTTGGCGAGATTGCCAACACCCTTGTTGATGAGGTTATTGAGTGCCCCACCACTGCCGCTCTGGTCGATGATATTGCCGAAAGCATCGCGGGGAGATTCACCGGGCCCGATCGAATACCATTCGCCCGTCTCGTCGTTGAAGCGCAGATTACCAAACCCGCCGCCTTCTTCGCCGCCCAGTGCATCTAGGCCGCCGCCACCGAAAATGTCACCAAGCATCGATCCCCAATCCACGGACTTAACTCCCCCAGTAAGGGCGCCTGTAAGGATTTTGCTCGGGTCGCCCGAGGCCAGATTCGACATGCCACCCTTGAATGCGCCTGAAGCGATATTGCCAAAGTCGCTGCTGCCCGTCAGATTACTGAAGTACTTACTAACATCGGGGGCAAGCTGCGATGCGTAGGTGCCCAGGCCGGCGCCTGCGCCACTGAGCAGGGCCGCCTTCACCCAGTCTCCACCGGTCAGGGCCGACTGAGCGCCACCAAAGGCGCCCGCCACGAGCGCATTGGCTGCGACCTTACTGCCGAGCGTGCCGGCCAGACTGTTAGCCAGAGGACCCCCAGGCATGCCGAAGGCCATGGCGGCCATGCCCACTAGGGGCGCGATCGCACCCTTCCAACTCTCAGAGTAGTCAAAGCCCTGGGGCCGACCCACCAACTGACCGTTTGCATCCAGGTTAAACAAGGCGCCGCTATCGCCGCCCGTGAACTGGCGAACTTCCGCGCCCAGGAACGTGCCAGAGGGGTCATAGTTCAGCGTGGTCTGAAGAGGCTTGCCATCGGGCATCTTCTCTTCTTTGTACAGCGTAAAACCGCCGACGCTCCCATAGTCCGGGGCCCCGCCGCCACCACCCGCAGGGTCAGAGAAATACCCAGGCGTGGCCTTGATGGTGTACTCCCCAAATTGCTCGCCAGGGTCGTTGTAGCTGCTCGCCTCGCCCTGCTGAAACGCTTGGTTGTACGAGGCTAGAAGTCGCTCACCAATCTTGGGATCGTTCTTCAGCAGATCGGCAAGCAGATTCTTGGGCGTAATAGACGTGGCCGTTCCCTGCGTGGATCCGCCAGTGGTGGTCGAGGTGATGGGTGTTGTTGCCATTCTATATCCACTAATGCAGGATGGGGGTTATTTTTGCCCTATTGTGTGGGTCCGTTAATCGCAATCACGACGACAGAAACCCAGTCCTGCCAGTTGATGAAACCTTCTGGCGCCGGCAGGGCATACGAATTAAAAGTCGGCAAGGTCAGCATGTGGTTTGCAAGAGACCGCCAGTTCTCTTCATCTACGATCGGCAGGGGTTCCTGACCAAAGTAGTGCAGCATGTTGCCGTTCCAACTCTCCCAAGTTGCATCCTGGGGGATGAACGGTATTGACTGGCGAATGTCGGCCATTACGGGCGCTCGTCGCCAAACTCGGCTGTCACCAGGACACGACCCATTTCGTAGTTGCCATCGACCACGTTGGAAACAAACCGAAGACGGGACTCTCGGTTTTCGATACGCAAGTCAATCTTGCCGGTGTCGGGCCCGAAAGTGAATTCAGCCGAAGTCTGTTCTTCACCACGGGCAAATTTTCGACCAACCACTTGAAGGGTCATATCGCCGGCTTGTACAAAATCTGGTTCGATACGACGCAAGTGGATGCGTCGGTTGATACCACGCGGCGCGTCTTGCGACGGATCTCCACCGACCCAACTAATATCGCAAGTGTCGAACGACGAGTAGATGGCGCGCACACCGTCATCATCGGCTTGATTCTGGCTCCACTCGTGCTGCCAGATTGTCACACCGTTACTGACCGGGTATACCGCGTCACCATCAACAATTGATAGAGGTACGTTTGCATTGAACGTGACCAGTGTCAGGTTCTGGACCGGATAATATGTCGCCGCGGTACAACCATAAAACGGCGCACCAAATTCCGCTGTAAATTGCGCATTTCGGCGTGGGAACAACCCGGGTGTGGCATCACCCACCACATATAATTGATTAGGCCCGGGAGGGGCTAACGGCCCCGGAATAGTCGTTTCAACAAAGTAGGGCGCAATAATTGTGTCCTTGTATTCCCATCCGGCCCAAATGGGTGACGGGAACACTTCGGTGGTATATCCACATGAACGACGTGCACCTTCAGCTTGGCCGGCGTCGTACCACAGCTTATCCTTCACGTTGTAGATAATCGCATCCGTGCACTCGGTTGCATTACCGCGGGGATAAAAGAACCAGACTTCGTTGTACCGGGGCACCTTTGTAGCCCACACTTTTTGGCGCTGATTAAAGTTCAGGTTGTCGTATACCCAGTTGATATTCTTGTCGTTGGGCATGACCTGGACAGAGCCGTTATATGCGTAGAATCGATCCACGCCCATCCAGTAATATACCCCATCCATCTCCACGACCGAGTTAGAGGACAGGATTGAAGTCTGGCTAGAAATAATGTCGTACTTCCAGTACTGCTCGGGGTTACCAGTAAAGGAAACCCGGATCAAGCTGTCCGTAGCCCAGAACAGGCCGGACGGCGAGTTTGTGCCGCCTCGAACTGGCATGCCCTTGACGATCTTGCCTGCCGTCATGTTGTTGCGGTTAGCCAGGGGGCCATTCCAGTCAAATACGCTTCGATCTGCTTGGACTGGATCGACGTTGTTGTTGGCGATGAATCCGTTGGACCCGTACACGAAGATGAACGGGTAGAGCACGCACACGCCGCCATCGACCACGATTGGCGCGCCTGTGGGGTTTGCACCGGCCGTATCCGCTAGGCCCTCGAAGGTCCAGGAATAGTTCGAGTCGGGCAGCACGTTGCCCACCAGGACCTGGGTGGCGATGCCGTTGTCGATGTTGACAAGGTTAAGGCCGGGATGCGCCAAACATTTCAGCGCGCCGCCTTGCGGGTCGAACTGAATGTCGAACTGCCAAGAATTCAATTCACTGGGCTGATAGTAATAGTCCGCCACCCACACCTCTGTAGGGGCGCCCGGAATAGCCGTTGTGAGCGTCACCGTTGTGTTGGGTGCGGTATAGCTTGAACTGAGAACAATGTACTGCGGCTCGCCCGGGGTTTGATCAAAAACGACCTTGGTGCCCGGGACATAAACATCTGTGTGGTCGCCGGCCACAACAAAGGACGGAGTTGCGACACTGACAAGCGTACGCCCGTCGTATCCCACCAAAATGTTTGCGGCGTATGGGCCGTTACCAATGCCGAGTGTAGTAGGGCTTGTACCGATATTCAGCGTGAACTGATTACCGATGAACATATAGTTGATGCCGTTGTAACTGGTGGCAATCATCCCGCGGCCAATGCCGTATGAATCGCGGTACATCTGCAAGTATCCGCCTATTTTCTTCGGCACACCACGCTGAAAACGGCACCACACCCCGTCGGTAAATTCGCGGGATTCAAAGGTGGTACCGTCGCGTTTGACCCCTGGCTTTACGCCAAGGGTATAGACGAAGTTCAGGTTTTGATCTTGCTGCGCGGCCATTTAGAAGTTACCACCGTCAACTTGCAGAAGGTTGTTGTTACCGTATAGGATTTGAGTCTTCAGTCCATAGGTCAACAAAATCGCCACAGTGCCGGTGTTAATAATGACCGGCGCATCAGGACTACCAACCACATTGAAGGTCACCGAATAACCTACTTGGTTGGTCTGGTTGGTGATCACATAAATCTGCGTGATCGCCGGCAGCGTCACGTCAAGGGACTGCGTGCGGCTGCCCGTGTTCGCCACATAGGTCTGGATCGTGACCGCAGCATTCACAAGGTTCAGCGTGTTTCCAGGTAGGCTATCCACGTCGTAGATAGCGGAACTGTATGGAACCAATGTGGTCCGCGGCAGGCCGATCGTGTAATAGTTGCCGGTGTTTACATCGTATGTGATGATGGCCGAATCAGTCGGGAAGAATACTTGCGTCGCAAATCCGTTGATGGTCTTCAGGTACGGTGCGTACACCGTGACCTGACCTTCGCCTTCATTACGAAGCATGACGTACCAACCGGCCGTCGGGGGCTCAATCGGTAAGTAAACCTCACCCAGGCCTGCCTTCCAGACATATGCCCTGGAGCGGTCGGTCGAAACAAGCTGATAGTCGGTGTACAACTCGTTAACGAGTGTAGAGGTGTTCAGCTTGCCTTCTTGTGCTTGCAACCCGTAGCCGGCCAGAGACAATGCGTCTGCATTAACCGTGGAGGCACCAAACGCAAACGTGTGCCAAGCATTTACGTTTGTGTCGTCATCATCCACAAGGTAGAAGTACCACGACTCGCCCGACGCAATAGTCGTCGAGGCTACGGGCTGATCGAATAGTTCAATCGTAACGGCGCCGACCGATAGGTTGTTAAACAGAATGTCAGAGCCAACGGAACCCTGCGAGGCAGGAGGCAGGATAATCGTTCCACTTCCGTCTCCGGTAATGTCAATGATTCGGGCGGCGGGCTCAGTATCTCCGCCCGAAACCGTATTGGCAGGCCAGGAAAGTTGTGTGGTGCTGCCCGAAGCAACCGCCAGATCCAGATAGGAAACGTCGGTCGGTTGAATGACGTTCCCAGTGAATGGGGAAACAAAAGTCGCCATTTAGGGCTCCAAGGTAGCTGTGTTGCGATCGATGCGGCGGGAGTTATCTTCACCCTTCAGTGCAGCCATGGAAGCACTGTACATCTGCTGCCACAATTGCAGCTTGTCAGGGCTCTTCAAATAACCCTGAGCCTGCAAAAGCGTGCCAAACAAAATGGCCTGGGGCGCCTCGCGCGTGATCAGATTCTGTTGGTTGGTTGTGTCCAACGGCTGAATCTGGCTGTAGTAAATGATCTCGACCGTATAGGCCGCATTCGGGGTGGGACTGATCAGCCAGTGGTTATAATCGTAGTCGCTATAAAACTTCGGCTGCGCGTTGTCGGATTGACTGGAGTACTGCGCAACATAGTCTTGTGAACGCAGCAGCATCGGGGCGCCGTTGATCTTCATCGACACCGTTTTTCTCCACCGCGCCGGCTTCAAGAGGACTGGCTCAGTGGGGATTGTGTTGGTGGTGACGACGGTCAGTTCCCAGAGCGTCTTGACCTGGGCGGCAATCTCTTGCTCGGCCATGGAAATAAGGCGCGGGATCTGTTCCACGAACGACGTGTCATCGCGCTCGGAATACCTAATAATGTCCTGTACCAGACTATCATAGGTCATTACGTATGCGGTCGTCATGATTATCTCGTGTAGTAGGAAATGTTCGGCGTGTAGTAGATGGGCGACTTGTCGCGCTCTTCTGCTTCAGCCTGGGCCAACCAGTTATTGGCTTGTGCTTCCAAGTACGTGATCCGCGCCATGTCAACACCGGGCAACTGCAACGCAAGCTGATGCGACAGCATTTTCTGAATGGCCGCGATCCACCGGTTGGGCACATACAGTTCATTGGTCAGAGAACCAACGTCTTGCAGTTCCATTTCCAGGATCAACTGGAAGACCTGGAAATCATCCTGCGGTATCGGCCACAGATACATTTCCGGCACAATCTGACGGTTGAACCAAAACTGAAGTGAACGCTGACTCTGGAATTGCTTGTTCGGCAGATTCCAGTAATCGTCCCGATTCAAGCGCGACAGCGGAATGTCCTGCTGCGTGTACGAAAACGAAAGTTGCCTCAGCGAGAACGTGTTAAGCACGTCCAGATTTCGCAATCTGAAATAGTTGTACTCAGGCGTCGGATCGATTGGGAAGTAATACCACTCACGATCGGCCAGGGTAATCTCCGGCAGCGTCTTGCGCAC